CACAGGCCCCTGAAAAGCTATTCCCGCTGCCCCACCGAGGTGAGTCACGTCATCGGCAGTTTTGCAGATTCCGTCCACATCCCCAGTGTTGGCGTGGTTCCTGAAAGCCACGGCACAATCCGTGTCACCCGCCCTGACGACGCCGGTGCTCGCAACATAGGGTGCCGTCTGCGAGGTCAACGCACTCGCGGTTAGGTAATTATTGAGTCCGATGAGCGATCCTGCCTGGCCTCCGTAATCGCCAAGCGACGTGACCTTTACCGGCTGGTTGTTGTAGTAGCCAGGAAGGATCGAGTTTCCTCCACTGTCGTAGAAAGGGGCGTATCCAGCAAGGGCATTCATAAAGAAGTTGCCTCTGCTATCTACCTGCCCCGAGTAACCAGGAAATAGAGTTGCCGCAAGTTCCATCTTCGCCACGGAGGTAGGCGTGCGAAGGTTCTCCCACTGATTGCCTTCCATCACCAGCGAGCCATACCACTGTACAACATAATCATCGGCTGGGGCGGAAGTCTGGAATGAATTGCCAATCAACGTCAGGTTAGCAGCGTTGTTTCCCACAGCCGGGCTTTCCACGAATCGGTGACCACTATCTGATTCGTCCTCGACGCCGATGATTGTCGTGGTCGAGGAAGCAAGTCGAAAGTCAGCCGTACGGATTCCAGCCATATCGCCGCCGAAGATTACAAGCGGATTTGGACCTCCCCGGGCATCGATTCCGTATTGGAATCTATTGCAGATTGGGGTGTAGAGCCAATAATTCTTGGCATTCCCGCCTTCGGGAAATACGATGCAGGCGGATGCAGTGCCATTGGTATCATTATCGTAGATGAACAGGTCGTATGCCTTGATCTCGCTGACCTGGGCGGTTGCTCGACTCGTGACGTTTCCAATGACAAGGCCAGCGGTGGCGGTTGCTGGACTAGTGCCCCAATCAGTTGTACTGTCAGGCACTCCGACTATATAGACATCCCTCATTCTGCCACCCGAAGAACCCGCCGAGCCGCCCACATGGGCGGTGGCAAGGTGAGCCTTTGTGAAGGTCGCCGTAAAGGTCGTTGGAGTTATGGCAGTCACATAGACCAGTTCCAAGCTCGCGCCAGTGTCGATTGACAAGAGTGTTCCCGCCGCGATGCTGTCCATCGAAGCTGGCGTGACTGTTGCCGATCCTGGGGTTGGGACGGCAGTTCCAAGCGTCGTGTTCCAAGCGTTGTCGCTGGCGATGTGGATGCCGATGCGGGCGGTCACGGCCTGGTCGAAGTTCATGTCGCGGATCGTCCACGCGCCCGCACCCATCATTTCGAGCATCGTGCCACCAGCCGCGCCACCCCAGACAATGACGCTCTCAGGATTGGTGTTATTCCACCCTCCAAGTGAACCGGATAGCGTGATTGGGAAGCCCGCAGAGCCGAAGTAATAGAGTGGAGCAGTGATCTTGTACTTCCCGATGGGAAAGAAGATGCTTCCGCTGGCGATGGCTGAGCGGCCTGCCGTGAACAGATTCAGACAGGTCTGGATAGCCAGCGTATCATCCTGAATGCCGTCGCCCTTCGCCAAGCACGGCGGTGACTTCACATTCGTCAGAATCGAAGAGGCAATGGGCGCACCGGAACTGTCGGTGGCCAACGGATCGACACCGGGAGGAAGCGGAGTGCCAGTTGACAGAGATTGACATTCAAAAACATGGTTCAAATATCCCAAGGCGTGAGTGGAATCACCGCAGGTAATTAATCCCCCGCCGTAAGCAGGAGGAGCGGTCGCTCCCGAGAAGTTGCCGAAGATCGAGTCTGGATCGGCCGACAGAAGGGAAAAGGTCAAAGCTGGCGTGCTGGATGCCGTAGCAACGGAGGAGTTGAAAAGAGGAAGTAGATTGCCTGCGCTGAATCCCGTGACGCTTCCGCTGGTGATGCCGAGGTTAGCACGCGCCTGAGCAGCCGTGCTCGCTCCTGTGCCGCCCTCCGGTATCCCTATTAAGGGATTCGGCAGGGGCGTCTGGTATGAGATCACGGCTGCATGATTCACGGGTCCTGCAGACTGCGGAACCGACCAAAATTCCTGCACCATCGGATTGCCCTGCGGAGTTATCAGCACGGTGTAGAGCTGCCTGTCGGGACTCCCGCCCTGAGTTGGCACCAGTTGAACTGAAATTGCTCCGGTGAAGAACTGCATCGTCTTGTTCGCTGCTGCGATCGAGAACCCGTCCGGGCTCGTGAAGGGAGGATTCATTATGCTGATCGTGCCTGACGGTAAACTTCCGTCCGGTCGAGCGTAAGTGTAAGCGACGGTCGTCAGGACAGGCCCTTGAGCAAAAGCAGAAACGCACAACAGCATGCACCACAGTGAAAGCCAAGAGGTTTTTCTCGACAGATTCATGTTCTCACCACGCACAGATTCTATAATGCTTCCAATCGTATATGCACGTCATAATGATCTAATCCTGGTCCAGACCAACTCACCACGTACTGAATAGGGATTCCGGCATCGCCATACAAGACACACTCACCTTGCGCAGCCGCGATGGATGTGACCACCGTCGTCGAGGGTATCAGCGTGCCGCTTAGTCCCTGTCCGTTCTGAGTCCAATTGATCTCAACGGCCAACGTGGAAGTGACCGTAGGTGAATAGATGAATGCTTCAGCGGACACTCTGTAGAATCCAGCCGCAGCAGGTGTGATCAGGTAAGCTATGACTGATCCGCTGTATCCTACAAGATCGACTTTTGCGGTGATCTTGGGCAGGCCGAGCGGAAAGTCCGCCCAGGTCAAAATGTTGGCAAGCACTCCGCTCAGCACGTTCAGGTTCGCGTCCGACAAAACATAACCCTTTGAGGCCATCATCTGCATCAATGCGGCGACAGCGGTCGTGCATTGATACCAGATTTTGTTCAGCCAGGGCGAAGGAAGGATCGCGTCTACTGGGATTCCTCCAGATCGAAGAGACTCCGCAGTATATGAGCTGTCAGATTCCTGGTTGGTCTGCGTCGGATTGTGTTGCAAGAAGTTCGAACTGCCCATGTCTGCTCCTTACGTCGTATATCCGAGATCGGCCCCGGCAACGAAAGCGTTGTCAAGGTCTGCGCCGAACACCGGGAAGTGCGGGAAGATGTAATTGTACAAGACGCCTTCCGGCCTCGGCACGATGTATCCATTAGTGATCAAGTCCTCGATGATCGACGTGAACGATCCGGTCACCAGGATGTCCGCCGTCATGTTCTGCTGGTCGGCGATGATGATGCGGCCTGAGGGAAAGAGACTTTGCCAGATGGCCTGCATGCCGCCGATGGTTCCGTCCCACTGGTTCTGCGCAACCCTCGCCTTCAACAAGATTCGGTACGTGGCGTCGTCGAGGACGGGACTCACTCCTCCGCTCGGCTGGAATCCCACGGTGCGCCCCTGCCCCACGATCACTCCCACCGCGTCGAGCTGCACTCCCACCGCGAAGTCGATGTCGAACGCCGTGTCCATCTGCACGAGGCATTGCGACACGTCATCAAACTTCTTCAACAGCAAGTAAAGAAACGCATTCCACTTCGGAGAGTTGGGCGGAGCGTACTGAGAAGAGAAAAGCGATAAATAATAGCCGATGGGAAGAGTCTCGATGGGTTGGTTCCCGTACAAACCAGAGCCGTACCCTCCGATTCCAAAGGTCTGCGGATATGGCAAAGCAGGCATTTACACGCTCGTCACGATCACGTGAACTCCGTCGTCGATTCCCTCGGCGACCTTCTCGAAAGAGATTGTGATGTCCGTCGTTCCGCTCGGACTGGGTGCTATTCCCAGCGTCAGAGCCTCGATGGCGAACAGCGGCTGGGAGAGGTTCGGCGTGACGGCCATCGCCGCAGCGTAGAGTGCCGAAAGCGTCACGCTCTCCCCGATCTGGAGGCTGTTCAAATAGGCCACCACCGCCGTCACGATGGCGGCCAGGGTCGCGCTGGTCGCCCCTGCCAGCTTGTGAACCGAAAGGGACACGTAGATGGGCACGTAAAGCGGAGTGAGGAAACTGATCGCCATCACGTAGCCCGTGTTGGGATCCGTCACGTTCACCGTCACTGTCTGTGCCGTCGATGACCCGCTCACCTTCCCGTTCGTCAGGCAGCCGATTCCCCGGTTGTCATAGATCGCGGTGGCGACGGCCAGGTTCGTTCCACCCTCCACTACGGCCGTGACGGAGTGCGCG